CGTTGCGCCAATGGAACTTCGTGTACTGGGTGCAGGCTCAACTTTACATGCTCTACGGCGGCTACACGCGGCACTGGTGCGTCGTTGCGTCAGCCGGTTGCCGCGACTGGGACGCCTGCCGCACCGAGTTGGTGCGTGACGAGGCTGAGTTTTACGCCGAGCGACTGCGCGACATGGTTGACCAGGTCGATGAGCTGCCAGCGCGTGTGAGCGAAAGCCCCGACGCATTTGAGTGCAAGTGGTGCGACTTTCGATCGATCTGCCACGAAAACGCGCCGGTCGAGAAGAACTGCCGCACCTGTCGCCACGCGCGGCCCGTTGAGGGGCCGCAGTGGCATTGCTCTTTGCATGACGAACTGCTCTCGCCGGAGACGCAGGCCGAGGGCTGCACGTCCTGGTCGGTGCGGGGGTCGCTCGCATGATGTGTCCCGACTGCGACTACCTCAAGCACCCAGGTCGCGAGTGCCAATGGCGTGAGTGTCCCGCGTGTGAAGGCGAAGGGAACATCCTCTCCGAGTACGAGACCGGCGGGTATTCGCCCGATCGATGGGTTGAGATCCGCGAGCGCCACCAAGAGTGCGAAGCGTGCGGCGGCTGGGGTGAGATCGCCGTCGATCCCTGGGAAGATGACGATGCTTAACGTCATCTCTTTAGGCGCTGGCGTTCAAAGCACCGTCATGGCGCTGATGGCGGCGCGTGGCGAACTCACGCCGATGCCCGACTGCGCGATCTTCGCGGATACCCAATTCGAGCCAGCGGGCGTTTACAAACACTTGGACTGGCTGGAAACGCAGCTTCCATTTTCTGTGCATCGCGTGACGGCGGGCGACATTCGCGCTGACCACATTGCGGGCGAGCGAAACGGGAAAGAAAGAAAGTATGCGTCGATGCCTTTGTTCACAGCCAAGGGCATGGGCATGAGGCAATGCACTGCCGATTATAAAATTTTTCCGATCCGCAAAAAGCTGCGCGAATTGCTTGGGCTGAAATATCGCCAACGCGCACCAAAAGAAATTGCAGTAAGGCAATGGCTGGGCATTAGCACAGACGAAGCCGCACGCATGAAGCCATCACGCGATGCGTGGGTTGAAAATGTCTGGCCGCTCATCGAAGCGAATATGTCGCGCCAAGACTGTCTGCGTTGGTTTGAGAAAGCACACCCAGGTCGCGTGTTGGCAAAATCAGCGTGTGTTGCCTGCCCATTCCACAACGACGCGATGTGGAGAGACATGAAGCTCAATGACGCTACGTCGTTTGAGCAGGCGGTGGAGTTTGACCACGCGATCCGAAACAGCGGCACAGGTGCAGAGCAGTTTGTTCACCGCTCATGCAAGCCGCTGGACGAGGTGGACTTCCGCAACCTCGAAGACATGGGGCAGCTCAATTTCTTCAACGAGGAGTGTGAGGGGATGTGCGGCGTATGACAGCGCGTGCGCTGTGCTGGGTGTGCTTTAGCGGCGAGCGCGGCTTTGGTTACGACCCGGCGATGAAGAATGAGAGGGGCGCGACGCGGTGGTTCTGCTCGCGAGACCATCAACGGCTAAGCAGAAGGAGAGAGCTGATGGCTGACTGGAGTGAGAGAGAGACAGAGATCATCTGGGAAGGCGTGCGCTGCGGTGGCGAGTACCTCGACGAGTTAGGCAAGAGCGACCTAGCGGTGCTGACGAAGGACGAGCTGGTGCAATTTGCCAAGTGCTTGTTGGAGCGTGTGGTTGAGGAGCGGCTGATCGGTGTTGATCCGCTCGACGACGAGATCCCGTTCTGATGTTTGAGCAGGCTGCGCGCGAGCGGTTCGGTGAGCCTAACCGGCGGCTGTCCACGACGAAAGAGATGCGGTTCGGCACGCATGGGAGCGTGAGCGTGAACGTGGAGACGGGTGACTACTATGACTTTGAGGCGGAACAAGGCGGGAAGCTCGCTGAGATGGAGGTTGTGCCTGCGCCAAATGCGCCGCGACTTATCGTTCGCAAGTACGATTACATCGCTGAGAGCGGCGAGCTTGCATACCAGGTCGTGCGCTACATGCCGAAAACGTTTCGACAGCGACGACCTGACGGCGCCGGGGGATGGCTCTGGAACCTCGATGATGTGCGGCTGGTGCCGTACCGTCTGCCTGACCTCCGATCGGCGACAGACGTTGTCATAGTCGAAGGCGAGAAGGACGCGGACGCGCTCGCTGCGGTCGGCATCTGCGCGACCACCAAGCCGATGGGTTCCGGCTCGTGGCCGGACGAGCTGACGCCCTACTTCGAGGGCAAGCGCGTCTGGGTGGTGCCAGATAATGACGACGTGGGTAGGAAGACTGCCGAGCGGACGGCGGCTGCGCTGTCGGCGGTTGCGGCGTCTGTGACTGTCGCTGACTTGTGCGCTGGCATGAGGCCCAAGGCTGACGTGTCGGACTGGCTGGCCGTGAATGATGCGGACATGCTCATGCCTGCGCTGCGCTCGTTCGAGCCGCGCCTGCGCGTGGTGGCGTCTGGGTTTAGCGCGAACGACATGCGTGCAGTTGAGCCACGGCAGTGGCTCTACGGCAAGCACCTGATCCGAGGTTATGTAAGCGCGACCGTGTCGCCCGGTGGCGTGGGTAAGACTACGCTGGAGCTGATTGAGGCAATCGCCCTGGCAACTGCTCGTCCGCTGTTGGGTGTGCCGGTGCGTGAGCGGGTGAGGGTGTGGCATTACAACCTCGAAGATCCGCGCGATGAGCTGATGCGCCGCGTTTGGGCGATCTGTGAGCATTACTCTATCCCGCCGGTGGAGCTGGAAGGGTGGCTGTTCCTCGACAGTGGCCGCGACTGCAAGATGATTGTGGCCGAGCCGCAGGATGGCGTGGTCGTGCCGACGGTGGCGGCGGAACAGGTCATTGAGCAGATGCAGCGCTGGGATATCTCGGTGCTGCAAGTTGATCCTCTGGTCAAAGCACACTACGCAGAAGAGAATGATAACAAGCAGATAGACGCGGTTCTTGATGTGTTTGCTGATATAGCCAAGCGGTGTGGCGCTGCTATCGATCTCGTGCATCACACTCGCAAGCCGCCATCTGGCTTCGTTGCGACTGCGGGCGACATCAATACAGCGCGTGGAGCCGGTGCTTTGGCTGGTGCCGTGCGGTCAGCACGCACCATCACGCCGATGAGTGAGAAGGAGTCGGAAGCGTTTGGCATATTGCCAGCGCGGCGGGGCTGGTACATCCGCGTCGATGACGCCAAGGGCAACATGAGCGCGCCATCGAGCGATGCCGTTTGGTGTGAGCGGCACACGGTCGAGCTGGCTCAAGGCGACTATGTGGGCGTTCTGGCGCCCTGGTCGCCGCCTGATCCCTTTGATGAGCTTGGTGCTGTCGCAGGCCAAGAGGTTCTCTCATACATACAGTTGGGTCTGGACGATGGGCAGAGGTTCATCCTCGCCAACAAGCGAGGCACGACGCGCTGGGCTGGCGAATTGTTGCTGGAGAAGGGCGTCAGCGAGGCGGCAACAAAGTACATACTGCGGACGTGGATACAGAGCGGACTCCTCTATGAGGAGACATATCGGAACCCAGAACGGCGCAAGGACGAGGTCGGATTGTTCGTCGATATGACCAAAATACCCACGTCATATGAGGTTGTTTCAGAATGACCGAATACTCCTCAAAGTTGTGCAAATCGGGGATTTTGTTTGGAGCGCATTTGGAGCGCATTTGGAGCGCAAAAAGTGCGCTTGACCAAATCTACGGTACTAGCTTGAAGCGCACGAGCGCACCAGTTGCTTTGGGGCGCAACTGGGGCGCACGGGCTACCAAGCATTCATCAGATTGAGGCGCTAAAAAATGATCGACTTTGAGCGGGTGAAAGAGATGGTTGAGGACGTCGATGGGCTGGCTGGATTGTTCATGGGGGCAGCTGAGACGGAGAGGGCGATGCCGCGGGCGTATGACTTGCGGGTGAAGGGATGCTGGCCGGAGGTGACGCCTGATCGACAGCTGGCATATGGGTACAACGAGGTGGAGGTGCGGCGAGGACCGGCGTCGGCGAGGGACGTGACGTCCTACGACGTGGCGCTGGAGCTGACGAAGCTGATGCCGGTGGAGGATGCGAGGATCGTGTGGGGTGCTGCACATAGTGCTGTGGGGCGGCAGCGTGGCATTGCCTGGACGCGACTGGGCAAGATGTTGGGGATGCACCCGCAGACGGTGAAGCGGCGGTTTGAATCGGCTGTTTTGGACCTGTGGTACAAGATATTGTATGCGTGTTGACGAGACACGCGAAATGTAGTAGTTTTTTTCTAGGTTGCGCTACTGCGCACTTTTTTACGCCGTCCTTTGTGGGCGGCTTTTTTGTGTCGGAGAGTGAACGTGTCTGATGTTGAGGCAGTCGCGACGGCGACCAAGCCGAAAAAGAAGATGGGTCGACCGAGCATTAGAACGCCCGAGGTTATCGAGGAGATATGCGAGCAGATCGCGGAGGGGCGGTCGCTTGCGAGTATTTGCTTGGCGGAAAACATGCCGTCGATGCGATCGGTAATGCGCTGGCTCGATGCCGATCCTAGTTTTGTTGAGATGTACGATGAGGCGCGGAAAAAGCGCGGCGACCGGTACGGGGAAAAGGTCGCGGATCTCACACAAATGGTGATCGACGGGACGATCAAACCCGACCAGGCGCGCGTGGCAATGGACGGTCTGAAGTGGGCCGCAGCTCGCATGGCGCCGTCAAAGTATGGCGACAAATTGGAGACGACAGTCAATCTCGTCAGCACTGGCGAGCAGCATCTCAGCGCTGTGCGAGAGCTTGCAAACATGCGGAAGAAGCAGCGAGAGATCGAGGAAAACACGATCGACATCACAGCCGATCGGGTCGAGGACAGCGCGTGATACACGCTTGTGGCAGCGCTACGCGCGCGAGATCGACCAAATGTGGGGCAGACGGGCGGATTTCCGGGCCTTCTGCCGCATACGACACATCGTATCGAATAGCACATCACACCAAGAGTGTGGCGAACCTCTAGTCAAAACAATGACTTGCAGGTTTCGGCACTCGTTTTGTTGCTATTCAGCGCCCTGGGCCACTCGCTGGCCCTGCGGAGCTGGCGCGCGCTTCTCTCTCTGGCCCGCTGCGCCGCTCCGCGCCCTTTGGACCCCCCCCTTCGATCGCGGCGGCGGGGGCGGGTGGAGTGATAGCACATCCACCCACACCCCCCCTATGG